CGAAGGCCCTGGCGAGCACCGGGCCAACCGTGGTCCACGCCTGCACCTCGCGGAACTCCTGCACACCGTAGGGGAAGACCGACTTCGACCCCGCGTTCGGCGTCGAGTCAATGATGAGGTTGTTCCCGTTGTCGTCGACCGCTGCGTACTCGACAGCGGCGGGCCTCGCGTTCACGAGCAGCATGTTCCCAGACGAGTCGGCGTCGAAGTACGCGACCGCCACGTTGTTGGCGTGCTGCGCATCCTCGACGTCGTTTCCCGCGATGAAGCAGTTGGTCGTCTTCCCGAGCTTCACGCCGTAGGCGTAGCCGCCGGCCATGTTGAACCGGTTGTTGACGATCTGAGAGAACCCGGTAGAGCCGGTGACGCCCGGCGCGAACTCGATGGGCGCTCCGTTCGCAAGGTTCGTTCCGGTCGTGTGCGAGAAGAAGTTGCCATGCACGTACAGCGACGCGACCCACTGCTGCGCGAGGATGCCCCGGCGGACCCGGCCGAAGAAGTTGTTGGCGACCTCGGACGTGAACCCGTGAAAGGCCATATTCGGGTCGTTCACGGTCGCCGGATTGGTGTCCTGGCCGCCGAGGATGATGCAGTCTTGGTCAGCCAGCACGCCCGACTTCGACCCGAAGAACCCGTTGTCCCGGATCGTGACGTTCGTGTTCGTCGTCAGGAGGAACGGCAGCGTCCCACCCGACGGGTCCCAGAACGTCAGTCCCTCCACGGTGAAGTGCCCCGCGCCGTAGGTCTCGACCTTGGCGACTGCCGGCGCAGCGCCGTTGTACGTCATCACGAGCAGGGACCCGACATATGGCGCCGTCGTCAGCGAGGGGGAGAAGCCGTCGCGCAGGCCCCCCTCGCCGCGCCACTTGATGGGAGGCTGCCGCTGAAAGGGGCCCTCCCCTCCCGCGATGGTGACGCCGCTGGTGGGGAGCTTGATCTGCCCCGAGACGAGGTACTTCCCGCTTGGGAAGTAGAGCGTGCCCCCTCCGCGAGCGAGCAGCCGGGCGTGCGCCGCGTTGATCGCGGCGGTGTTGTCGGTGCCCGAGACGCCGTTCCAGTCGGCGACCGCCCCGAAGTCGAGGACGCTCACGGAGTCGGCATGCCGTGCCGCCAGCGTTCGCGCCGTCGTGCTTCCCGTTGCGGTGACGAGCGCTGAGTTGGCTCCCACGACGGTCGGAGCGTCCGCCGTGCCTGCGAGGTCGCCTGCGAGCCTCACCCCGCCTCGCGCGGACGCGGTAGCTGGCGGACTGGCGTCCGTGACGTTCCCTGCGGTCCCGTTCATCTTCCAGTCAGCCATCGCCTACTCCCCGTCTGCCACGCTAGGCGGAACAACCCACCAACCCTTTGCCGCCCGGACTTCGCACTTCGTCCACTCGCTGGAATCCGGTCCGTGGCACCACACCGTCACCTTCGATTCCTTGGCGAGCTGGTGCGGCTGGCCCTCATCCGGGAGGACGATCCTTTTCGGGCACGCCACGAATAGCGGCAGCGATGCGAGCAGTCCTAGCCTTAGTGTCCTCATCTGGCGGAAGCTCCCTGGTTGCGGATTCGTACCGCGCCCGAACATCGAAATACGCAGTCACGATGCCGCGTGCGATTGCGTAGAAGATCGCCTCTAGCGCGCTCATGGAGCGGGCGGCAGGGCCTTGGACTTGAGCGACGCGCCGATGACGACCGCGAGCGAGGCCGCGACCTTGAGCCACGCCGAGGTGGTCCCCTCCGCCGCAATCACGATCTGATCCGCGACGACGATCACGACGCCAATTCCGAGGCCGACGAGGGTAGACCTGTAGGATCTCCACACGCGGTCAACGATAGCCTTGAACATGGTTCCTCCCTACGGTTGAAGCGTCTCCGCAGGCGATGCCTGCGGTTCCTCTGGGATGACGCTGAAATCGTCGTCCCCGCTTTCCCAGATTGACAGCCTGATAGCCCTTGGCAAGATTACGCAGCCCCTGGAAGCGGTCCCCGGCTTGCGGATCGAGTCGCCATGGATGCGGAACGCGCTCCGCCCCTTGGTGTCGGTCCCCACGTTGGGTTCGAGCCGCAGAACGAACGGGCCCAGGTCCGGACTGTCGTAGGGCTCGCCCACGACTCGCCAGCGCCCCACGGGGATCGGGCCGACGCCCTGCGCGCCCTGCATGTCGGGATTGTTCTTACCGATCCCGCCGCCGCTGTATCCGGTCGCAACCTTGGCGCCGTTGAAATAGAGGGATCCAGTACGCTGGACATAAACCCATGCCATCAGTAGTCCGCCCGTTCGGTTGGAGACTCCCTAGCAACGCGACGCATCCGCTCCTGTTCCGCCGCCTCTAATTTCCCCTCCATCCGAGCCATCCGCTCGCGCATGTCGTCAACCTTGGTAGTCACGTCGGACTGCCACGCGCGCTCCTCTTTCTCATGCTCGGTGAAGCGAGCCTCTACGCCATGCTGCATGGCGAAGATGGCGCCCTTCACCTCCTCGAACTCCTGCATCAACCATCGATAGCCCTGGAGCACCTTAAGAACGATGCCCACAAGCCCCCCCGCTATGACCGCGAGTGCACTCAGCGCCGCAACGACCGCTCCGAGGTGGTTTGTTATGAGGGAGTCCATGGCGCATGACCCCTAGGCGGCAAGGAAGCTAAACGTAAAATGAAGCTGATCGTTAGTTGCTATTGTCGGCAGTGCACCCCCGATGGCATCGAGAGCGCCAAGGACTCCGGCGGAGGTAATGGAAACCCTAGCCACATAATAGGTGGAGGGACTGTCCAAAATCATGCCAAGTACCTGGATGTTTGTCCCCGGCCTAAACCCAGTCGGCAGAGTCAAAACACTAGCCCATGTGGCTGTGCCTACCGTAGCTGTCGCCAAGCCGCTACACACCACAACTGCGCCAACCCTACGGATGGACGTAGAAGCAATGTTCCAATCCGTAGTCGCCGTTGCAGTAGCTGTTGCCACAACAGAGGTGATCCCATCAGTATAAGCCTTGGTCGCCGCGTCCTGGGGTGTAGCCGGGTCAGTAACGTTGCTGATCTTCTTGCTCTTGGCGTCGATCCCGGTCGTCGTGATCGAGAGGTGCTGGGCCCCCGCAACGGCCACGGAGACGTTACCATCAGCGGCAAGATAGACGCCGGAGTCGGGGTCCGCCGTGAATGCGTAGGCCGGGGCGCCAACCGCACCATTCGGCCCATTCACGACGCCGGTAAACGTCCCCGTCGTCCCGCTTACCGCGCCGGTAGCGGCCATTTTGCCGGTGATGTCCGCCCCGGCCGTCGTCGACTTGATGATGTCCGTATCGTTGCACGTAATCCGGAGGTCGCCCGAACCGGCCCGATAAATTCCGGTGTCCGGATCCGCGTCGAACGTCAGCGCGGGTAGAGTCTTGGTCCCATCCGTCAATTCCAGCGGCGCCAGCATCGGCCCCTTACCGGAACGCGACAGGGAGTCAGTCAACTCTGCCGACAAATCCGCCAGGGTGTTGTTGTGGACGGTCGAGGAGATCGCCGTGCCAGTCACAACAGGATTGCCGGCAGGCAATGAGTGGGTTCCCGAGGAATTGCGTGCCATGTATGATCTCCGTCCGTGAAGTGCTTTTGGCGATTATATGCTGTGTGCCTTGTCCTGTTGGCGGGATTTGGCGCTATCGATTGTCGAGGGCCTCGTCCGTTTCGTCTTGCGCAAGAGCGGGAGCGCCGCGAAGCCCAAGAAGGTCGAGCAATGCGACCTCCTCCGCCGTCACCGCAGGGGCCGCTGCCGTGCCCGGGGCCCGCTGGCCCGCCCGCTGCGCCTGCTTTTCCAACGCCCTGAGAAGCACCGCGGCCGTAGAAGAGAGGCGCCGGTCCGCGACTCCATGCACTGCGGCACCTATCGCGCCGAGGATCGGGTTTCCGGTAGCGACCCCAACCCCTGTGCCCGCGATGGTATCCGTCAAACTGACCGCCTTGCGCCTTGCAGCTCGCGCTGCGCCTTCCTGCGCCGCCTTGCGCGCCTCCAGCGTCCGGGCAAGGGCCTGCTTGACCGGCTGGAACCGAGCCGCCGCGTCCGGGGCAAGAGCCGACTGCTTGCTGATCTCGTCCTCGATGGCTTCCCGGAATGTAGAGGCTAGTTCCTCTTGCGCCTCGCCCGCGATCGACTTGCGACCCGCGAGTTTGTCGTAAGAGGCGGATGCCTGATGCTGGAGATCCCGCTTGATCGCCTCGGTCTGCCCGAGTCCCAGGCGCTTGTCGGCGAAGGGGCGGGGATCGACCTTCTCGCGCAGTTCCTTGGCGGCGTCGGAGAACACCGAGGGACGCGGGGACCCTAGGGAAGTTTTGCGGGCCACCGCCGCCGCCTGCTCCAACTTCTTGGCGAGTAGGACCGCGTTGGGGCCCTTGACGCCCTGCGCTTCGAGTTCCTCCAGAATGAGCCCGTAGGTAGATCCGAGATCGTCCGCCTGCGAAGCAAGCCGGGTCGCCGCCCCGGAGACCGTGCCGAGTGGACGGATCGCTCCCGTGTCGATGGCCTGGACCACAGCCTCCCGGGAGATCGGCTTTCGCGCGGCAAGGGACGTTCCAATACCGGAAAGCGCCTTGCGCCCCTGCTCAACGGCTCGCTCCCCGAGGGAGGGGGCGTACTTGGCGAGGGTCTGTCGCAGGGCGGCCCCCGCAAGGGGCACCGCGCCGCCGGTAGCGGCTCCGAGGAGGGCCCCACCGGCCGCGTCACGCGCCACACCTCCGACCGTATCGGCCTCCGAGGCCCCCGCGCCCGCCACCCCGCCGTAACCGGCGCCGAGGGCCCCGCCCTTGGCCGCACGGGCCAAAACGGTTCCACCCCTGACCGCGCCCCCTCCAGCGCCGGCCGTGCCTAGCGCACCCGCAAGGCTGCCCGCAACGAACGTCTTGGGGTTCGACTCGGCGGCACGCTTGTCCCGGTTCCTCGCCCAATCGCGCTCCTGCGCATACAGGGCGCCCCACGATTGCGGGTCATCCTCCGCCAGTTTGCGGATCGTCGCCTGGATCGCGCCCTGGATCTCGTCTCCGAATCCGAGGGTCGCGCCCTGCGCGGCGCCGTAGCCTAGCGACTCCCCAGCGGAGGCGGGAGGGGCCGTGGGCGGAGCCTCGACAAGCGCCATGACGGCGTCCATCTCGGCGTCCGTGGGAGGCGCGTCCCACGACGCGGCATTCTCGTCCTCAGTCGGAGGGCTATCCCAAGAGTCGGCCATGTCTACCCCTTCACCGGGACCCACGCGGCCCCGTCCCACTCGCGGGTTTCACCGTTCACCGTGCGCCGGGGGCGCCGAGGGGGCGTAGCGCCGGCCGGAGCGGGCCCCCTGGGCGCGGCTTCGCTGCGCTTCTTGAGCCGCCGCATCGGCGGAACGACATTCTCCACCTTGAAATCCCGTTCCCTTGCGATCCCCCGGTAGAACTCGGCGTTCTGCTCATACGCCTGTAGGGTAGACTCCAGCACGCTAGACGCCTCGCTCTTGAACCTGTCGCGCGCCTCCGGGGAGAGCCGCTCGCCAGCAAGAGCCTTGTTCCATGCCGCCTTGATCCGATCGGGGATCCCCGCAGCGTTTTGGGCGTTGGCGAACTCGCCTTCCCTCACCGCCGAGCCTGGATCGAGCATCTTCATGTACGAGAAAATGAGGGAGAGATCTCCCGCAGCGTCAGCGCTGGCGTTCTCGACCTTGGCATATTGCTCAATGGCCGCCTGCGCGTTCTTGTAGGGGGCCTGCGCCGTCCACTCCTTACGAAGTTCCGCCTCGTTCTGGCCGGGGCGGTTCGCCATGGCCGCCCGCTTCTCAGCGATGGTAGTTTCCTTGGACTCACGCTCAAGGGCGCGCTCCTCCACGGCATCGGGGGCCATATAGGCATCATGCCGGGCCTGCGTGGCGCGCTGGCGCTGGATCTCGGAGCCAAAAAGCCCCTGGAGCTGGCGCTTAGTCATGCTCCCAGCAAGGTTGCGAGGGATACCGATCTCCTCAGCCTTGGCGATCATGTCCTCGTCGGGCATCGCATCGTCGGCCCGCTGCTGCTGCCACAGCGCGCGCTTAAGCACCATCTGCCGCTGAGAGTTGAGATCGTCGATCTGCCGCCGGGCCCCAGAAAGAGTAGCCGCAGCCTGCGGGGCAAGTGCTTCCCCGCCCGCCATACCGAGCTCACCAAGGGCCTCCCGCTTGCGCAGGGCCCGGGCAAGAATGTTCGGGTTCACGCCTTCATCCGCTGCCAGAAGGGCGCCGATGTCGTCGAGGGGGTCCATCTAGTAGCCCTCCTCCACGAGTCGCCGTTCAACGTCGGCCTCGGCGAGGCGATCCGCCTCCTCCCGGGCCTTCGCCTTCCGCATGGCTTCGGCAAGGGCCCGCTCCCGGACGGTGAGCGCCTGCCCCCGCTTAGCCCGTTCATATGCCCCCTTGCCCTGCATCTGCCGCTCCATGGCTGCGCCCTCGTCGCCCTCGGCCGTGGCGACGTTCTGGCCCGCCTTCCACGCGCGCAGCCCCTTCACAAGCTGCATGATGGGAGTTTCCTTCATCAGGATCGTCCCGTAGGGCGAGGGCACGCCCTTGGGTTGACCCACTGCCGCCATGAGGTCCGAGGACGCGGCCCCCTGCCCGACAAGGGCCCGCTCCAACCTCGCCTGCGCGCCTTTGCGGTTCTCCCCGGCCCGGGCGACGTCGATCACGTCGTTGATCTGCGACTCCTCAACGACCGGCATCAGCTCCGATTCCGCGAGGTAACGCTCCCGCTCCTCGGGGGGCAGGCTATCGAGCCAAATCTGAACCTGCGGATCGAGTGCCATCGTCGCCCCCTATGAATTGTACGCGCCCCAAGCCGCGATAATTGCTTCAAGCGGATTGGTCGTGTTTGCCATGATGTTTCCCTGCGCGATGGAGGCATCAACGGCGCCATTCTCTCCGTAGTAGCCAGCGAGGCCGGGGTTAGACGCGCCCATGATTGCGCTCAGGAGTCGGCTCTGCTCCTGCCCGCCGGCCGTAATCGCCTGATTGCGCGCGGCGCTGTAGGCGTCGTTGCGCTCCATGCCGAGGTTAGAAACCTGCTGATCAAACGCCTTGTCGCCCTCGCGCAGCCCCATATTGTAGAGCCGGGTCCGGTTGGCGTCCTCGCGCTGCTGCCACTGCGGGTCGAGCCGAGACGTAGCGCGGGAATAGAGCGCATCCTCGACGCTTTGCCGCCCGGTCCCGAAGTCGCCTCGGAGGCTGGAGACTAGCGCCTGCTGCTCCGGGGAGAGCGAGGTATTGACGGAAACCTTACCGGTGACGGGGTCCCGCGTAATGGTCTGCGACCCGAGCGGGTTCGTAACGTCCGGGTGAGCGTAGGCGCGATCCTCCTCCGCCGCGCGCTCGACGGCCGCCGCCTGTTCCTCGGCCGCCGTCGTCCCGCTGATGTCGTCCCACGACTCGTCTACCCAGTCGCCAAAGTCACCAACGGCGCCTGTGATACCCAATCCAACATTGCTAAGCCATGACATAGGAGTACCTCACATCAACCCGGCCTGCCGCCAGGAAACATCGAAGCCCACAAGCGTGGTCCGAGTGTTAGCCTTAATTGACCACGCAATCGCAACATTGGCACCAATGCCAGACGCCCCACGCACCCGGCCAAACGGCATCAGATCGTCGCTGCCCCACAACCCCACGTCCCAGAGCGCCACGTCCCACGCGGCACCAATCACGCCCCCGCCAAAGGGGGCTAGACTCACTTCGGACCTGTCGAAGTCGTATCGGGCCTGCACCGCATAGTCTGCCATGGCGCCGCCGGCCATCATGTGCGGACGGATGGTAACGACCGTCTTGCGGAGCGGGGAACCGTACTGCTGGAATGAGGTGATTCCTTCGGCAACAATGTCCGTGGTCGTGCCGTAGGCGGGCGACTGATTCCCAGCCCGATCCACGTTGTCCCGTGCCCCGGTCATCTTGTAGACGACGCCGCGCGGCGACCCGAAATAGAACTCCCCCCGCCACTCGTCGGCGCACTGCATTGGGACGCCTGAGAACGTCGCCCACCCGCCCGTGTTGAGCGACATTGCGAATTGATCGGTGAATAGCGCGCCGAGGTCCGGGATCGTCACCACAAGGGCCTGATCCGAGGAATGCATCCTCATGGACCATCCCCAAACGTCGGCATTGATCGCCATCTCCGCCGAGAATTGCGACGCGATCTTGCGGGTTGAGTAGATGGCAGGATTGAGCGGCTGCCCGGATAGGAGCCGAGACATCGGGAGGATGCCCTGCCGCGTCAACAGCAACAGCTCGCCGCCGAACTCCGTGGCGATGCGCCTCCCAACGGGTGGAGCGCCGACGAACCAAGAGCCCCGCATCGAGAAGTCAATCGCGCTATCCGGATCCGTCCCCTGGTATACGAGGACATCGCCAGCCGAGGACACCGCGACGAGGAAGTCGTCGATCCCCGTCCCGCCGTCCGCCGTCCATGACCACAGGCCCACTAGCGTCCCGCCGGCCCGGAACTTGTTTCCGAACTCGAACGCCGTGGCAGCCCCGGAAATCTGCCCGACCGGCAGGTAATACGCGGTGCCACGGTCCCGCATGACGAACCAGAGCCGATTTTTCCACGACATGACGAACGCAATATCCGCCACATCAACACCGGTGATATCAGCCGCGGCGGCCCACGTCCCCGTGGTTTCGTCGTATCGGAGAAGCCCGTTCACCTCGTCAGCGGCAAACAGGAAGTGCCCGGCGGACGTGGTGTACATGGTAGAAACCATGTATCCCGCATTGCCGCTCGTAACCGGGAGGGCGAACACCGAGGCGGGAACCGCGCTAGATGTCGTCACGTCGAATATCGCGCCATTGGTCGACGCAAAGAGCTTGTCGTTGTCCGAATCGGCGCCATGGAACGGGATTACGGACCGAACCCCTACGAGTAGCCCGGTGCAATGCTCCTGATATCCGAGCCGGGTTTGAAGCCCGAACTCCCCCGCGATCATGTTGTTGCATCGGATCGCGTCGGTGACGGGCAACGCTCCTGCGGGGTCGGCAGCGTTGATCCCGCCCACCGGGGCAGGGACATGCGTTGCGGCCACGCGGTTGGGTTGGGTGGTCCGTGCCATCAGATCGACCAACTCCGGGACGGGATCCGATCAAGGATGGAACGGTCCGAGCGGCTCAGGGAGAGGGTCTCGCCTGCCGTCTCCGCGCTCATGGCTCCGTCGAGGGCCCGCCAATACTGGGCTTCAATGACGCCCGTATCAAACCCATTGGACATCCTCCAAGCGCGCCTGAGCGCCACCCGAACCAACGTGGGTTGGAAGTAGACGATATCCGTCGCAGCGGTCACACGGTCATCGGTCGGGACCGTGCCTCCCGTGGCCGAGACCCACGACTTGCCGTGATACTCGTACTGAATCAGATCCCCGTCCGCGACTGACGCCGTGGGGGCGATAGCAAACACCCCTTGGACGAGCCGGAAGCACGGGTCCAGGGGTGTCTCCCCGTTCGCCTCGTACTCCTGCCACGCCTCGGGGCTGATCGGTCCCCGGATCTCCTCGTCCTGGGTCTGATTCCACGCGGTCCCCGGGACGAGGCCGAGGAAATCGGCCGGGACCGTGTAGGCCCGGCCGTCCCCGTTCGCCGCAGTAATGTCGCAGACCTTCCGGAGGTGGGGCCACTGATACAGCGCGACGAGTTCCCGCCCTGCGCTACTCAGGAGGCGGCACATCCGCACCATGGCCGGGTCGGACGAGGCGAAGGGGTCGGCGACAGCGTCGAGCCCCTCCTCAACGGCTGCGTCATTCAGGATTGTCGCCGCCGTTTCGTGCCTCGTCGTCGCCATGCCTAGCCCCGCTTGACCTTCGGATCGGTCGCCTTATCGAGCGCCTTCATCGCCTCGTCGCGCTCATGCCTGAGCGATGCGATCTCGCGCTCCATGTCTCGGATCCGCGCCTCGACGTGCGCCATCGGCGCCGCCGCCTTCGCGTTCTCCAGCCACAGTTTCGCCTTGTCTCTCCACTGCACGCCCTGCGGAACCGCCCGGGCGTTGATGTCGCTCATGGCCGCGAGCTGCTCCACCGTCCTGATGCCGAAGTGCCGATACGAGTCGACCATGCTGCGGGGCATCGGCGTCCACTCGTCCAGCACGCTACCCACGATCCCCTCGGTGGACTGGTTGCGCTGGTAACGCTCCCAGTGGCGCGGATAAAGCCGCTTCTCCTCTTCCGTCATCGGCCCGACGCGCACGAATGTCGAGTCGCCGGGGATACGGATCTGGATGAATGGGACCTCCTTGGACGTGGGATAACCGTTTTCCTTGGTCTTCTCCTTGTCCTCGACTAGGCCCGAATAGATGCGGATGGAGAGGCCCTCGGCCGGGTCGCGGATTGGATCGTCGGTTGAAAGCATCTGTGAATGCATAGGGTCGTGGGGTCCTATGGCGGGAGGTAAAACCGGCCCCCCACGCCCCGCTTGTAGCGAGGGGGGCCGTCCTACTAGGTGATTACGCGCCCTGGAAATCGTCGACGAATGGAGCGCCGTTGAGCTGGACCCAGATCATGCCGGTGGTCGGGGTGTCCGTAGCACTGCGAGCCATGGCGCCGGCGATGGCATCGCCAGCCGCGCGGCCGTCGCCCACGGTGAACGCGGCGCCCTCATAGCCCACGTCCGCGTTGTCAGCCGAGGATGCGGCGCCGAGGCAAGCCGCCTTGCCGCCGATCTGGTACCATCCATAGGTATTCGCCACGGTAGCGCCAAGAGCCACGGCAACGGGGCCCTGAGCGTTGGCGGCCAGAGCCGTCGTGACGCCCACTTCGTCGAACGTCACAACCGACCCCTCGGCCGTGGAAGCCACGCCCTTGAGATAGATCATCCTGCAGGGGCCGTGAGTCGCGCTCTTGCCCTTGCACTCGGTGTTGAGCGCCTGGGTGGGGCTCGTGTCGATCTGGTAGAAGTTGACGCCGATGAGATCCGTCGAGACGTAGTCAGTCTGAGCCATGGTTAGCCCCTATCCTTACGCGCCAACGATGACGCCCTGACGAGCGCGGTTGGAGCAGGTGAGCGCGGCGAAGTTGACGAGCTGCACAACCTCCGCGTCCTGATTGGCCGAGCGAACGGCCGGGAGCGCCTTCATCGTGAAATCACGGTGCGGGCGATAACTGAGGTACTTCGTGTTGAGCAGATACGCCGTGGTAGCGACCGGCGCCGTGGCGTCGAGGTAGCAGTCCATCGACAGGAACTTGGTCGCCTGGAAGCCCATCGCGGCCGTGTCGCTCTTGACGAACTGCACAAGAGCCTGCATGGACGCCATGTAGAAGCCCCAGAACGTGGTACCCATCAGGCAAACATCCGGCTGATCCCCGCCCCGAACGACCTCGGCCCACTCGGTGTTGAGTTGGGTCTGAACGTTCGTCGCGCTCGTGGTCGTCCCGCTGTAGTAGTTGTTCATCCACCACGAGTAGGACGCGCCCGCGATGCCGCCGACGGTGCCGGTGCCGTTGTCGCTGACGATGGCGCGGAGGCCAACAAACGTCTTGCCGCCGTACTCGGTCCCGAGGCTATAGAGCCCGGCGCCGATGAGGTTCTGCATCGAACCCTCAGCGGCCGTCATCTTCGCCTCAAGGAGGTCGATGAACTGCTCGCCGCCGCTGTTCTGGGCCTTCTCCAGACCAGTCAGGACGACCGGAGCAGCCATCTGCTTGATGGTCCACTCCGAGGCCGTCAGCACGTCGGAATCGGCAACCGAAAGCTCCTCGGCGCCAGAGTAGAACGCCGCGCCCGTCCCGGTGTGAATGAGGGGCTCAACGATCTTGTTACCGCCGCTGAACGGGCGGACGCGACCCTTACGGGAAAGCTCCGCCGTGATCACGTTGGAGTTGGTGACGTTGTCCGCGAGCTGCTTCGACCGCGACTCCCAGGTCGAGGTGATAATGTTGCTGTAGTTGGTATTCGGGTTCGCCATATGGGCGCTCCTACCGTTGAGAGATCAACCCCTTTGCGCGTGTCTCGCCTCATGCGAGTCGCCACGCCCCGGGGTCGGGGCTCAATCAACGGCAGGTGCGCCCTTGGGCTCCTGCTTACCGGCGGCCCGATGCCGCCAACTGCGCCGCCAGTTGGTCCCGGAGGGACGTAGGGGCGGGGCCTGCTGTAGCCACTGGCGACGACCTAACCGACATGGCCGCCGCTTTAGCCTGCGCAGTGGACGCGTTACCCTCGCGTGCCGCCTCGGCTGCCTTCCTTTGCTCCACAACCTCCCGAACGTCGGGATTGAGCAGAATCGCCTTATCGTAGGCGGAAGAAAGGTCCTTGGCAATTCCCGCCTCAATGAGACCTGCCATGGTGTCCTGAACGTCCGCGAAAAACTCGTGAGTCTCACCAAAGGCTGCAATGTCCGCCTTTGCCTTTGCCGCCTGCCGCTGAGTCATTACCTGCTGAATCTTGGCCGCGACCCGTTCCTCCGCCTGCCGCACGATAGCCTCGGGGTCGATGGTCGCCGCCTGCGCCTGTGGCGCCTGCCCGCCGAGCTTTCCAGCGAGGTACTGGTCGAGCGCCTCCACGGGGATCTGCCCCTGTAGCACCATGTCCCCGAGCATCTGGGCCTTTTGCTGAGGGGTGGCGTTCCGGAACGCGGACTCCTTCTGGAGGAGCCCAAGAATACCCTTCTGCGGGTCCTCGCCGATGACGCTCTGATACGGCGTCAGGCTCTCCCGGAAGCGCCGATACTCGCCATCCTCGCGGATCTTGTTCGCCACGTCGCGCTCGCGCTTGGCGATCTCCTCCTGAACCTCGGGAGGGAGCGTGCCCCACTTCTCGCGAACCTTGGCGCCCCACGCCTGCGGAGGCTTCAACGCGGGGGAAGTGGGCTTGGGAACGGAAGCGGCGGAGGGGGCCGCCTCCGTTCCCGCACCCGAGGGGGCGCTAGTTGAGTCCGTAGCGGCCACGTCCGCGCCGGAAGCCGCCCCTTTCCCTGCAAACCGACCCGACGTGTCACGCACCGCCGGGACCGTGGCACCTGTGCCGCTACCCCCCTCCGGAGAAACTGGAGCCGGGGAGGCCGGAACCGGCGCCGCCGCAGCGGGGCTCGCGCTCACCTTCCCAGACTCCATTGCCGAAGCCAACGCGCTACGAAGATCGTTTCCCATGTGTCCTCCGGGGTCGTGGAACCCCTCGTTAACGCCTACGTCGGTTAATCTGTTGCCGCCGCCAAGCCCACACCGTTGCCGCCGCGCCCGCCCAGGCGATGAGACATGCCGTAGCCATTAGCGTCCCCGCTTGGCTGCCTCGTACATCGCCCGGCCAATCGCTTCCCTGCGCGCGGTCCGGTCAGCCGTGCCGTCCCGAACCGCCGCCCTTCTCTTCTCCGCGTCGGCCCAATAGTTGCGCCAGTCGGACATATCCGAAAGCCCGTTTTCCTTCATATACGCCCGGCGCTTCGCCCTCGACCCGAGATCCACAGGCTTGCCGTTATCGTCCAGCGTCGTGGTCCCCACCATGTAGAGGTCCGAAACGATGTGATTACGGGCGAGGTCGTCCTCCCGTTCCTCCGGGCCGGTGTCCTCGGGACCGCCCTGTTCAACGCAGCGCCCGTTGCGGTAGACGTAGCGGGTCCGCTTGGGGGTGCGAACCTCATCCGATGACGGACCGAAGGTGCGTTCGTGCCCCGCCACGCTTTCCCGCGTGATCGGCCTGCTCTTGATGTCATCGAAATCGCCCACGACTAGACCCCCGTCAGGCTCCGCAGCGCGTCAAGGCCCGCCTTGCGCTCCTCGGCCCTAACCGCTGCGTCCTCCTTGTTCCGGTCAACCGCCATATCCGCTCGCGCCTGGGTCGTCTGCTTGACGATTTCCGCCTGAGTCTCCGCTTGCGTCCGCATCAGGTCCGCCCGGAGGTTGGCCTGGATCTTCTGCTGCTCTCCCTCGGCCTTCACCTTGGCGACCATGAGCTGCGGAGGAGGGGGCGGAGGCGGGCGAGGCTGCATCGCAGCCTGAGCGCTTTCCGCCGTGAAGCGATCGAAGGCCCCTTCGATCTGGGACGAACCCTTGAACGACGCCAGCGCCCAACCCATGATTTCGTTGAGCATCGCCGACGCCTTGGGGTCCATCTGCCGCATCGGCATCGTGTTGGCGACGAATCCGCCAATGGCCGCCATAAACTCCATGCGCTCGTTCTTCATCGCCGCCGCATCGGCGAGGTTGATATTCTCCGGTTTCACCTCGATCCGGTACCCTTGGATGTCGTCGCGGATGAGATGCATCGCTGGAGGAATCAGTTGCGCATCTTTCCCGCCGACCATGTTCGCCCGCTTGAGGATCGTCTCCTCATCAAACTGCCGGGCGATGATCTCCGCGCGAAGTTTCAAGAGGTCCGAGGCAAACCGGCTCACCTCATCCTGAATCGCCTGCACCCGAACCGAGGCAAACCGCGCCTTGATTGCCTGCTCCGTCGCCGTCCCTGCAACCTGAGCCTGCCCGCGCATGATGTCGCTCATGCCGGTGACCTGGTATATCTGCGCCACTAGCCCGTTGCGGTAGGCTTCGAGCTGCTGGAGCGCGCCGACGACCATTTCGAGCGGGAACCAATCAACCTGACCCTTGATCCCGCCCTTCTCTGCGAAGAGGGCCCAATTGTCCACCGGGACAAGCTCATTGGCGCCCGTCTCTCCGAGCAGCCGCTTGATGCCACCTGCGTTCTTGTCGTAGACGCCGCGCACCGCAATGGCGCGCTGTAGCGCGCTGATCCGGGTCGAGACCTGATCCACCTCGTCATACTGATCCTGCGCCATGACGTAATCAGGCGTAGGGACGAGTTTTGACGTGGTGACGTTAGCGAACATCGGGCGGGGGCACGGAAAGAACGCTGACAGCCCGAGCGGGTCCGCCTGCCGGTCGAGGGTTTGGGCGAAGGACGGCGCCAGCCAAAACACCTCTCTGGAATCCTTATTCCAGATCTCCCACACCTCAGCGCGGCCCCACGGGTCGAGCGTCTCCGTGCTGCTCTTGCGTTGGTCCTTGCCGGGACCGCGAGAGTCAAGGGCAACACCTCCGCCGATCTCCTCACCGAACCGGCTAACGAGATCCTCACGCGTCATGAACACGCGGAAGGCGACCCAGCGGACCTCAGACCACACCCGGGCCGGGGACCAGAGAAAATCCTTCCAATGAACGTAGTCTGTCTCCACGTCCTCGTAGGACTTGAACTCTTCGACGTAGCCCGGCGCCACTTCCACGACCTGAACCACGGGGCCCATCGTCGTGAGGACCTCGCGTTCCTCGGTCTTGGCCGGGACCTCTCGCTGCCCCGTCTCCACCGTGTAGCGGACCCGAGCATTCCCAAGGCCCGGGAGGAGCCGGTCGTCTAGCGCGTACCCCACGGCCTCCTTGTAGCCGTCCCCGTCCCGCTCAATATCGCAGTTGAGCACCCGTTCAAGAATCTCCCCAGCCACCCGCGCAACGTCGTCCTGGGGGTCACCAAACTTCCGTGACACGTCGGCAGACGGGACCTTGCCGTAAAGCATGGCCCGCTGGGTCTGAACGTTGGAGGAGAACAGGTTAAGTTTGGTCGTGTTGGGGTCGTCGAAGTTGTCGCGCTCGTCGAGGAAGCGGGCGATGACCTTATCCCCGCGCTCCTGCCAGTCCTTGATCTCCGCCTGGGCAGCCTCGATCTCGACCATCCACCGGCGATACCACCCGGAGGGCGAGTCCTCGAATTGCTCCGCAGTGTCGATGCGCTCTGTAGCCATCAAATCCTCCGCCGCTGCGGGCCGCTATTCTCCGCAATTAGGTCGTCCATAGTGTAGACGCGAGGGACAAACTTGGGAACGGGGACCACCTCTTTGCGCACTATGCCCTCGGAATGGCGCACCGCGCAGGCGACATAGCGCCATGCGTCGGCACCATGCGAGGCGAAATCATGTTCCGGGCGCCCTGAGAAAACCCTGCGCTCCTCGTCCCACTCATAGTGGTACTGGCGCAGGCAATCTAGCCCCTCCGAGCATCGGGCATGGATCCGCAAAGGGCGCTGCATCATCCACCGAGCCGCCTGTATCCCGTCCAGCAACGACACCTCGGGAGTGATCCCAATCTTCCCCTGCCCGAACCGCCTAACCATTTGCTCTAGGATACTCGCGCCTGTCTGTAGCGTCCGCGCCCGCGCGTCGTGGGGCAACCAGTGGCGAGCGTAGGTGTATCCCCGCGCCTCCACCTCGTCGCAGTAGTGGGAAAGCGGTTTGCCGTGGCTCTCGTAGTAGTCCACAACCTCAACGGCGCCGTCCTCACCGATGCGCCAGAACCAGATTGCCGTCGAGTCGCTGATCCCGAGGTCCCACGACGTGAACATGTCGTCGGTTGCGTGCGGGAACTCACCCACCCGGCCCTGCTCCTCCAGGGTGGAGAGCAAATCGCCCCAAACGGCGCCCACCATGGCCGCGTCGAAGTCGCACAGATACTCCGACCGGATCATCGCTTCCGGCATCCCGGCCCGGCGTTCCTCTTCGAGGACGCTATCAGGGAGGGCTTGGGTGTCATGGACGCTGAGCCGCTCGCAGAACCACGTCGGGTCCCCCTTGGCGTACTCATAGAGCCTGTGAAGGTGATTCCGCCCTCGGGGGGTAGACACGAACCATGCCCACCCGCCATTTTCAGCAAGGATCGGACGGATGTAGTCCCACGCCGCCGGCCGGTTCAGGGCGAACTCGGAGTACGTCACACCCACGGGGTTGGAACCCACCAATGAATCGTAATTGTCGGACCCCACGAGTTGAACGATGGACCCGTTCACGAGTTCGATCAGCATCTCCACTTCGTTGGTCCGCTTCCGAATCTCTGCCGGGAATACGTTGTCGATGATGCGCTTCCCGTCCCCCCGGATCCCGTTCCAAACCGCCTTGCGGGCCTGTCGGTAACTCGGGAGCATGTGCCAGTAAAGCCCCTTCCTGATCAGGGCCTGCTGACACATGGCGTGTAGGGCGGTGAGGTCCTTCCCGGCGCGGCGATGGACAACCCACACTGCGCGCTTAACTCCGCCCTCCCCCACGGCAGCCATGAACCGCGCCTGATACGGGCGGGGGGTAAAGTCGTTGGGGATCTCGATCCTCACGATCAGAGCGCCGACACCACGCAAGTGGAACCGGCATCCACGTAGACGGTACCGGTGGTCTCTGCTGCCCCCTCCACCACGAGGTTGGTAGCTGTATTGGTCTGAAACACACCCGCGATGGTGGTAACGTTGTTGGTCGTGAGGTTCGCTACCTGCGTTCCGGCCGTTCCCAACGCGGTATGCGCTTGAATCAAGGTGGTCCCCGCCGCCGAGGGTTCGGTCACCAACAGGTTTAGGCTCGTCATGGTCCCGTTGGCAGTGAATCGGTAGCGGACTCCTACCGTAGCTACGGACGCCCGGTTGACCACTAGACACTCGATCTCATAGCGAGTGCCGGCGGCCAGTCCGGCGTTGGAGATAATCGCGGTGTATCCCGTCGTCGCGTTGCTCCAATTGGCGGCAAGGGTGGTTCGCACCCCTCCACCCGTTCCCGGCGGCCCCTGAATACCCTGGACCCCTTGAATGCCCTGCGGCCCCTGTGGGCCCTGAACCCCCTGAACCCCGTCCGCTCCGTTGAGCCCGGGCGGTCCCTGAATCCCCTGTGCCCCTGTGTCGCCCTTGGGCCCCTGCGCGCCCGGAGCGCCATCAGCACCCGGAGGACCCTGCGGTCCGGCTACTCCCGGCAGGCCCTGCATCCCCGGGGCGCCATCGGTCCCAGCCGCGCCTTGAGGTCCCGGCTCGCCACGGTCCCCCTTGGCGCCTGGAGCTCCGTCCGCACCTGCCGGTCCGGCGGGCCCCTGTGGGCCGGGCGGTCCCACAGTTCCCGCCCCTCCCCCGCACGCGGTCCACACGGCGCCGATGCAGCAGTAGGTGACGCCCGTTTCTGCCACGATGCCGACCCGCTCCCCCGCGCATTGCTCCCCGATGCGGGCAGGGTTGAGGATGCGAATCGTCGCAGCGGCTGGCGACGCCAGGGACAATGCCAGACCAACGACAAGGGGTCGGGGAGTCACGTAGGGATCTCCTCTGTCGTGCCGATCTTCTCGCTCTGATAGTGGGCGTCGCAGGCAAGAAGCATGATGTTGGCCGATGCCGTGCCGTATGCCTTCGATGTCGTGTAGGTATCCGTCCACCCGGGGGTGACGGGCGCACTCGAACCAAGCCGCTTGAGCCGGAACATCAGGATCGATGATTCGGCGCAGTTGGCGTCTACCGCCACGGTCGCAAGCGGCGTGATCGTGGGCTTGAATGCGTCTGCTGTGGCGATGGTCGACCGAGCCTCGCCCGTCGTCCAGCTCGTAGCGAGCGCGCCAACCTCCACCCCGTAATTGGCCCACGCATAGCGGTATTCCCACACCACGTACTGCGTAGAGGCCGGGTTGACGCACGGGATGAAGTGAACGTGAACCCGGATCGGGGTACTCGGTTTCCACCTATGTGAGAGTTGAAATCGGAAGTTCAGTTCGTCGTCCTGATTGTGGACGAAGTGATAGGCTAGGAAACCTGAGTCGCGGTAGCCGTCAACGGACGGCGCCGAGGTGGTGAGCCCCGGCAGGATCTCCCCCAGGATATCATCCCACCTGAGGTCGAACGATACGTCGCTGTTTCCGGCGTCATAGTCCAGGCCCTGGGTCAGGTTCTGGAGTGTGTCGATCTCGCCTTCGGCTGTGGTTAGCCGAGTATCGATGGAGCCGGTCAGGCGCTTTAGCCTGTCCGTCTCGTAGCCGAGGGACACCTAGCGCCCCGTGATGATCAGCCGCCCGTTATCGGTCCCGGCCGCCGCCAGGGAGAACAGCGCCGCGATAGGCACCCCGTTGGAAACCGCCGCCGTCAGGTTGGCCGTTGCCGTCAGGCAATAGTTGGAGTGGGCCGCGGTTGCGACCGTAGCGATAGCCTGGGCCGTAGCGGCAGCCGGGATCGCCGTGGTCAGGTCGGCCGCGTACTCCTGCATGGTGAGCGCCCGCGTATTGGCTGCGCTCGCGTTGTATGCCTTGATCCGAACCTCACGATACGGGCGCAGG